ACATTTCTAGAGCAACGTCTAGGCCATGATGCACAGGTAGAGATCCAGGAGTATGCAAAAGCTGTAGAAAGCTTGACAAAGGAAGCATTTCCGCATACAATGGAAGTACTAGGAAACTAGTGCTTTTAGGAGCATTGGCGCAGCTGGTTAGCGCAACTCGCTCATAACGAGACGGTCGTCAGTTCAAGTCTGACATGCTCCACTCTGCGGTATCATAACTGGTTAATGAACCACTCTTATAAGGTGGCCTATATGGATTCAAATTCCATCCGCAGTACGATATAATTAAATATAGATAACGGGTAATGGCGAAGCTGGTTGAAACGCATCAGACTTAAAATCTGACACATAAGAAACATCGTGGGTTCGATCCCCACTTGCCCGACACAACCCTCCATAGCTCAGGGGACTAGAGCAGAGAACTTCTAATTCTAAGGTCGTTGGTTCGATTCCAACTGGGGGGACTCATAGCAAAAGGATGGATATGAATAATAAACTAAAGATTGTTGCATACGTGCATGGATACTTTCCTAACCACAATGCAGGTGCTGAGGCAATGCTCCACCAGATTCTCATTGATCTAAAGAATAAGGGCCATGAGGTTAGAGTTATTTCTCGTAACCCAGGTGCTGACGAATATGAAGGCATTTCTATTAATGAACCTAATCAGATTACAGATGCAGAAATTGTACGATGGTCGGATATCATCTTTACGCATCTGGACTTCACTAGGACTGCTGTGCAGTACGGTAAGCGTTATAAGAAGCCAGTAGTGCATCTAATTCACAATGATCGTCAGCTTCATTACCATAACGTGTTTGACACTGGATCTTGTGCTTTGGCTATTGCTAACTCTGAGTGGATTAAGAAGAGCGTTAATCGTGCTATTCCGTCTGTTGTGGTGTACCCTCCAACAATTCCAGAGCGTTATACTGTAGAGTCTAGCCACGAATATATTACTTTGGTTAATATGAATGAGGCCAAGGGTGGAAACATGTTTTGGCAGTTAGCTAGAGTAATGCCTGAGAAGCAGTTCCTGGGTATTAAGGGTGCTTATGGTGAGCAGGTAGAGTTTGACAGAGAACTTCCTAATGTTACCATTCTAGAGAATACCCCAAACATTACCGATGTGTATAGTAAAACTAACATTGTTCTGATGCCATCTAGTTATGAGAGTTGGGGCCGTGTAGCTATGGAGGCAGCCTGTTCTGGTATTCCAGTAATTGCAGCCCCTACCCCTGGACTAAAAGAATCTCTAGACTATGCAGGAATATTTGCTGAGCACAATGATGTTGCAGGCTTTGTAGAAGCTATTAGAAGCCTAGATGATAAGAAGGCTTACACTAAACAGTCTAAGCTTGTTAAGAAGCGTTCTGTGGAGGTTGCAAAGGCCTTTGAAGAGCAGATGGAAGTCTTAGAAAAGAAACTAATAGATCTATTACCTATAGTCTAATTCATATGGAGAAGGTTCTGGAAACATATTTAATAGTATGTCTTCTAGGACCTTTTCAAATGCCTTGTCGTCAGTTGATATATAATCACTGGCGATATTTTTATAGTCAAATGATCTAGATATTAGCGATCCATCTTCATATACTTTAACATCACACATCTCTGTTCCTGGATCAGAATATAGATTACCATAATACGATCTCCACAGAGCTATGTTGTTTCTAAGTGTACGCTTCAGGTTGTCCTTCTGCATGACCATGGGAACATGCAACTCAAAGTCCAGGGGATTTCTTATGCCCAATGTCTTAAGCTCTGTATGCGTATCTGAGAGCTTCTGGAGATACGATGACCGAGGCACTAGATCATAGTATTCATATATCTTTTCTAACAGGCTTCCACCATTAAACATTTTGATTTCACTAATAGGATTAACTATAAAGAAGTCATCATTCATTAGTACAAATTCGTTAGATATCTCTTTAGTGGTTACTATAGCTGCTAAATTTGCTCTAGCATTGTCTATCTTCTTTTTAGTTTGTTCTATTGCTATATGATTACCAGAGTACCATTCTGGTTTACCACCAACTACCCAGATATTGCCTTCTGGAGCATTCTTGAGTACTGATCTAATTGAGTATCTCAGCTCTTCATTATCCCCATCTTTACAGATATATACGTAGTCCATATATCTAGTATAACAAAAAAGGACCAGAGGAGTATTCACCCTGGTCCCTAGCTTTTGCTTAATTATTTAATTTGTGTAGACTTTACGTGGTCTTTAACCTTATGTCCACCATAATTAACTGTAGGAAACTTAATGCCTACAGATGGATTAAGACTTGCAGAAGGATTAGCTGGAGTTCCAGATGTCTGAATAGACGCTGGAGAAGGTCCTGCAGATCCTGCTGGGTTATTTCCTGCTGGGGTAGCACCGCTCATGCCATCGGACATAAACTACTTCTTCCAAGCGTCTGGTAGTGAACCAGATAGGCCCAGAGCAGCCGCACGTGCCTTGATGTGGGCCTTTGCTGCATCTGGGTTAGCTGCATGCCCATAAAGGCGTATGGCGTTTGCTAGGTCCTTTGCAGAGGCAATTGGGAAAGATCCATCTGGCATAGCTACACCAGTCTTTGCATCCTTCTTACGCTGAGCAGCAGTAAAGTTTCTCTTACCAAACCCAGTTCCATCCCAGATATCAATAGACTTATTCATGCACTTTTCACACATAGCGTCACCGCAGTCTGGTGAATCAGCAGTACAGGTATTCGCAGGAGCCTGAATATCGGCATCCTTAGTCATCATACACTTTTCACACTTACACATTGGATCGTTAGGATTATGTTCCATTAGTCTTGCTCAACTTCCTTTAGAGATGCACGTAGTTGCCAGTTCCACTTCTGTAGAGCGGTCTGACGATCTGCCATAAAGTTAGCTAGACCATTTTGCTTAGCAGCTGTTGCAGCATCAAAGCCAGCCACATACTTAGCAATAGCAATATCAAATGAATCAGCAAGGTCAGCTATCATTACCATAGGGTCAGATGATACCTGAGTCTCTGGAATTGAGCTAAGTGCCGATAGACGAGATAGTGAGAATGGGGCGTATGAGTTTACATCAACCATACGAATCCACTCAGCGAAGGTGTCGATTGAATCATCGATGTCTTCGTAGATATCCTGTAGCTTTTCATGCCACTGAGGGAAGTCATCGCCTTCTACGTTCCAGTGGTATCCGTGTGCCTTAAACTTAAGAGCAACGGCATCTGCCTGTAGGCCCTTTAATATATTAACTAGTTCATTCATAATTTAATTGTACCATATTCTTTCTTAGCCAACTTGGTTAACTGTAAGTATAACTGATGGAATTGCAGGATGTAGCGTTGCACCAGAGCCAGTAGAGGCCTCTGCCTCTATGACAGTAGTGGCACTATCAGATGACCAAACTATTTCGTAATAGTCTCCAGCTGCTGCATCTACAAAGAAGTTCCAGGCTGCAACTCTATATGGATTATTTGATGGCACTGTTATTTTTGTATTTGAGTTAGCTACCGCTGTACCATTCTTAGCAAGCCAAACATTCATTGTTCCAGAAGAGTTACCTTGGCGAATTTGAGCAGAAAAGGCAATGTTATATTTACCTGCGGCTGTCATTTTTATGTGTGAATTTGACTCTAAAGTTATTCCATCTGCCCAGTCGGTATTGTTCAGAGTCATTGCCTGAATAGAATTTGCTGTTCCAGTTTGATCTTGTGTACTGTAGTATGATGCTGTTGCAGCAAATTTATGAGATTGCACATAGTCCCAAGTAGCAAGTCTATTGCCACCGTCAAGTTCTGGAGAACCAATGTATGCATAATTACTTCCTGGATTTAGAATAATGTCATTTTCAGCATCAACATTTAGGTTAGATCCATCGGTCTGTACCTTTTCACTAAGCCCATTACCAAAAACAATTCCGCCCTTAGAGGCATCTTCCACACCCTTTACAGAAATATTATTTGCAATATTGACATCACCAATCCAGGCATCGTCACCAATCTTAACATTAGTTCCTGCACCATTATTAGTTACATACAGCTTATCATAGGTATCAGTCGAAGCAC